CCCACTGCTGCCATTCGAAGCCGCACGAACGTGCGGTTTCAGACGAGAAGCTGTCCCAATAAGAACAGCCTCGGCGCTTCTTCCTCCATGCCGCCGTCTGTTGACGGGTAGGCAAACCTGAGGATAAAGCCATGCCGGATAGGAAAGCCAATAATAGTCCGGGAGGGTTATATATGCGCGGAACAACACCTTTCGGTGTGTACACGTACGTGTCACCAATCCTGAACGTTCTCGGCTTATTCGTATACGCAGTGTATACTGTCGCCTGAGTATCCTTACTCAGACGCCTATCTTTAATGTAAGCATAAGGCACCTTCAGCCCAGAGGAGTCATCCTCGGCCTTAGGCACCAGTATGCTCACATCGCAATGCGACATAACCCACTTCATAAGGTGGGGTATGTAGACTCCAGTGCGTGCACTGAAATCGTTTAACGCATTTGCGAAGGCATAAAAGTCTTGAGCGCATGCAAGCCGCTTGGGGTAAACCCCACGGACATTCCTACCTAGAAAGTAGTCGTGTCCACAAGACTCTCGGAACGGTCCTTCAAAGAAGGACTTTGTGCGATTTACCTTAAAACCAAGTAGCTCCAAGAGCCGTAACGTTCTGAAGCGGGCCTTAGTGTCGATAATAATATCGTCACCAAAAACCGCCGCATCGCGATCACGGAAGGAGCATCGGAGGCTCAAAGTGGAATAAACCGCATTAACAGCACAAGCAAAGATGGCAGTTTGTAGAGGGAATGTAAAACCGTTCCCCATACTCGACACCATCCCTAACTCGTAGCTACAACCCGCGTGGTCCGTTGAGGGAGACCTCAACAGATTTAGCATGCTCATCGTATGCTTATCAAGCATAGAACTGAGCATTTTAAGGCTGATAGTGTCTGAGGCCGATTCTAAGTCTATAGTAGACAGAGAACCGGTTAAAGACCCTAGTTTCGCCATCTCACGATTCACATCAGGCTGAGTCTCAAGGTGAATTCCAAACCTTGATTTTAAGCGAGATGTGATTAGAGCGCCGGCACCAAGCTGATAAAACATATTCAGCGAAGGCTCCGTGCATATACTCCGTGAGATACTGTCGTTCTTCGGAACGAAGCTAAGTCTGCTACCCTTAACACGCCTAACTGGACCGTAATGCATAGCACGAATCGATTCGGCTATAGCCCTTTCTGTCCAGCGGTAGACGTTGTGCTCGTAATGTTTTGCGAGCACGGATGACGTCGCC